ATTTCGATCAACAGCTTAAAGACGTTTGTATGATGCAGGGGCAATACGATTTGTATACCAGCATCAAGAAACGAATGGAGGAAAGTAGATACGCACATGAGAAAGAACTCAGGTTAATTAAGATTAGAAAAGCTGAGTTTAAAAAAACAATGAAGTTAATTGGCACGGCTGTTTTTGCTTGGGCTTTCTTTATGGTCTTTTTGTTTGCTGCCATTTGGGTTTATCGCCAACCGTGACTATGGCGTTTTTGCTAGTAGTGATGGTGGATGGAGAATTAGTAAGTACTAACGATATGTTGTTTGAGGATGTGTATAGATGCAATCAGTTTGCCAAAGCCATAGAGCGAGGTGAGTCAGGGCCAGATAAGCAGTCTTACATATGGCAAAAAGATATATCCGCTTACTGTCTACCAAAAATGGTTAGAGAAAACACGTTTTTATTTAAGTGAGGATACTATGAAAATTTTAATTGTTGCGTCACTCTTATTACTTCAAGGCTGTGGGTCAGTTGTGCTGTGTGGAGAAAGAACTTATGAGTTTGAAGTGCCAAGCACAATACCTTTTGTTAGTGGGTCATTCAAGGTAAAAAGAAGTTCAGACCATGTAGACTGTCAGAGAGATCCAGAAGACAGAGCAGTAGACAATGACTAGCCATCAGAAACTAAGTGAGATTTGCGAAGAGTCCTATTCTACTGTTGATTTTGAAGAGGCCAACATTGAGGTTCTTGTAAGAGATAACGTCTTTGCTTTTCGCGGTACTGATGAGCCAAAGGATGCGATAAGAGATATGCGTATCTTGCCTTTATGGACACGAGAATTAGGTTGGTGCCCAGCAGGGTTCTTAAAAGCATCAAGACGGTTAGTCAATAAAGTGACTAGCGTATGCCTAGAAAGAGACATTGACCATAAGAATATTGTCCTAACGGGACATTCTTTAGGCGGTGCAGTAGCTCTTATTGTAGGAGCTTTGATGGTCAGGGATGAGATACCACCTTCTCAAATCGTTACTTTTGGTGCACCAAGATGTGGGCGATTAAAAATATTAGACACAGTTAGCGTCAATCAATACAGGCACGGCAAAGATATAGTGCCTATGATCCCTCCGCTGATGCGACGACACAACAAACTCATTCAGGTAGGTAATCCAAAGAGCTTGATAAAAGATCACTTTATGTTGAATTATGTCAAAATGAAAAAGCCAGAGAACGCTAATGAGTCCTAAGAAATTAGAACCAAATTCTAGTTACGGACGGTATGATACTGATGGTGATGGCGTAGTGAGCGACGACGAATTAGCAATCAGTGCTCAACTACAAGAGTTAGAAATGTTGCATGAGAAGAATGTCGCACAACGACATATGGTTTGGTTCGCGCTGTGGGGGCTTTTGTTGTACCCGTCTGGCGTAGCAGCCTGTTCGTTTCTAGGGTTGAATGATGCAGCGGCTTTGCTAAGCGATATGGCAAATATGTACTTTCTTGCTACAGGAGGCGTAGTCAGCGTATTCTTTGGTAGTCAAGTATACGAAGGGAGAAACAAATGATTGAACTGGCCTTCGGTTTTATAATTGGTTATTTTATTGGGAAATTAGCTAAATGACCGTAGACGTTAAACAGGTTTATCAAGAGATATCTTCAGATGAAGGCAAAGTTCTACATAAGTATTTGTGTTCAGAAGGTCACCCAACAATCGGCATTGGGCATAAGGTACTACCAGAGCTAGACGTAGAAGAAGTTTTGTCAGTTTATGGCCCTTACGATAAAGACGTACCGAAAGAACAAACCATTAGCGAAGGTCGATGCTATGAGTTGTTTCGAGGAGACGTTCAAGTAGCTATTGGTGGGTGCCAAAAGATTTACGATAACTGGGAAGAACTGCCAGAAGAGATGCAGCATGTGCTGGTCAACATGTGTTTTCAGTTAGGGCAAGGTGGGTTGAGTAAGTTTAAGAACTTCAGGGCCGCTATCGAAAACTCCGAGTGGCAAAGGGCTTCAGAAGAGATGCTCGATTCACGTTGGGCAAGTCAAACCCCTGAACGAGCACAACGCTTATCAAAACGTGTAGCAGCTTTAGAAGATTAAGGTTCCCCCTCCGAAGAGGGGGGTTGCTCTGGAGAGCAGGAGAACAGGGACGATATACAAGAGGAAGAATACAGCGTACCTGTTGGACGAAATATATCACATAATTCTCCAAATGCGAACTCCGTACTTACCTTTACTAATACCTATTCTAGCATCTATATACCAACCTCTACTTGAGGCTATCTTTTCAAACTCTTCTACTGCTTTTAGTGCATCTAAACAAGGGACAAAAACTGACATCCCTACTCCTATTACATCCCACGGAACGACAATCCTTATCCCATCAGGACATAGATCAAACGTCCGTACTACCCCCCGTTCCATTAGTGCTCCCTTCTTTGAAATCTAATACCCAAACCATCATCGGGTTAATTTTAAACAACGTACCTTTAGCTAGCCGTACACTCTCCTGCCTAGCCCCCATCTTGGTCTTTAGGTCAGCAGTAAACTGCGCGTAGTTGATCTGTTGCTTACCACACCATTTCCGAAACGGTTTCGGTACTAAAAAGAGTTTCTTAGTATCTGTCTCATAACGTGCAACCAGTTGCCCACGTGGTGTCAATTCAGGTTGTACTAAGGAGTCTGCCCCTGCCATAGATGACCTAGCATCGGCTGTAGACTTGATTCGTAAGATACTATTGTAGTTTTCAGCTAAATACTCGTTGAGAGTTTGGTCTAGAGTAACAGCCATTGCTGCGGAGTATCCCTTGTTATCTGCCAACACCCCTTCAATCCAAGTTGTAATCTTAGGTATGCTATAACCTATTAATCCTAGCTTATTAGCAATGATAGCCCCTGTAATTGTAGCTGCCGCTCCCGCTGACCAAAAACGATTCTCTGATTTTAACCCTACTTTCCTATCTAAGTTCGCCTGTACTTCTTTTAAAAGAAACCTAACTGCATCAATATTCTTAAGTATGTATTGCACAAATTTAACTCCTGCATGTCCATGATGTAATTCTAATTGATCTGTAAACTCGTCAGTCTCTGCTTTTGTATCTGAGCTAGTGAACAGCTTATCAACCTGTACTTCTAATATGCGTTGAGCTTCCGCGCTTGGGTTTTCTTTCTTCAACCGTATGCGTTCGATCATACTGGTGTTCCCAGTAGTAACCGCAAGTAGACTCCACGGTTCTCCGCGAGGGCGTTCTGCATTAGCTCCACTCACCATCCTTGCACGCTGTTTACCAGACGTAAATTGATAGGCTAAGTTACTTAATTCTTCAGGACTTGTATTAGTTAGTTCATCTATAAACAACGGTAAGCTATGCAATATTTCAGACCTTAACATCTTACTGTTATGCGTATCTCTTTCATCAAGCACCAAGTCTTCAGGGTTACCCCATACAGATGCCGCTGCCTTCATCGCTGTAGTCTTACCTAAACCGGAATCTTTACTATGAAGATGCAAAGCTGAACACGCTATCCCCCCGATAAACTGCATCAGGATAGAACCAAAACTCATACATACCACGTACTGGTGCAACTCAAATCCATCTCGATTGTAAAAATCCATTAACTTACGCCATTCCTCAAAATCTCCTTTTGGTTCAAAGGCAGGAAACAGCCCTACAGTAGATGCTGATGGCGGGTTAAACTCAATTGAATCTGCACGAATTTTTTGATTGCCTAATATGAAAGTCCTATTGTTGTCTGTCCACCCAAACTGTCGGTGTGCGTTATCTGCCATCTTCGTATCCTGTAATTTAATAATCCATGCCATTATGTATTTCATCAAATCTTCAACATTCAAGAGAGTGACCCCCTGTTTTGCCAACTCTTTTCTAAACTCGTCGCGGGATGTAACAGCAGTAAGAGGCATCGTAAATTCCCTAACCCCATCCTTGGGCATGTGTAAACGTATTACTACCGCTTCTCCCGTCTCAATATCCATAACCCGTTGAACAACATAAATGTCATTACGATATATTTCCTTCTCTTCTACATCCCCGTCTTTATCTCTTGTACGTACATAGACCCCACCATTCGCTCCCCGCATATAGGGTTTAGGAAACTCAGGTATTTTGTAGGTAGTCGTAGGAGTATTCGGTAGAGAGAAGGCGGGTGCTTCTACTGTAACTATATTATCTTCTTCTGTAGCTTCTTTAATAGATTGACCTATATACAAGGGACTCCGAAACTTACCGTGGTTAGGACATGCTCGGCATAGGTCAGGATTAGATGCTTCAAACGTATTACAGGTGTACCGCTTATCTGAGGTTAAGTTATCCCATTTAGTGTCTGTCTCTTGAGGGTCATACCCATTATAACCTCTAGATATATTATGAGCTTTCTCCCGCGTGCCATCACTACAGGCTTTAAGTATCGACAATACTCCACGCCATGTGGGTTCATTGACTTCACTTGGACTATGTAGAGCATGACTTATCTGTAAACAGCCTTTACCATTCTCTGATTTTTCTAGAATATCCTTGAACTTATACTCTCGGTTATCGAGAGCAGCAAGCATCATTGTATCTGTCCCTTCTATTCTTTTAGAGGGAACTGGTATTAAATCTCCTCCGAGTAACGCGCTGAAATTATCAAAGTCAACAGGAGGTACGGAGGAACTACCAATAAAAGTTACTTCTATCGGTGTGTCTGGTTTGTAATTATGAGTTTGAGGGACACGTAACACACGTGCTGCGTCGGCAGTAACTGAAGGATCTGCTTCAAAGTTATTCTTACTACATAGAGCCTTTAGTCGCTCGGCTACGGGTAACCAATCTGCAAGTCCCACTGCTTCTTTAAGTACCCAATAAACGTGTACTCCGCGACCTGAATTTATAATTGTTG